CGGGTGTCTTTGTCACCTTTGAGGTGGATAGTGTTGAAGCTACTGGTGCAGTCACAACCGCTACAGTAGTCGCTGAATCGCAGGTAGATCCTACAGGCGTACAAGCTACTGGTACTGCTGATGATGGCCTCACTTTTGTTGGTGAAGCAAATGTAGTACCGGATTCTTCTGACGCTACAGGTTCTGTCACCACAGCAACCGTCACGGCTGATTCCAATACGACAGCCCCATCGGTACAGGCTACGGGTACCGCAGACCCCGATGTAGTCATTGAGGCTGACGCAAACCACGTCATCACATCTGTTCAAGGCGTGGGTGCTACGGGCGGTGTAGGTGACGTAGTAGCGGAAGCAGGTGTTGACACTGTAACCGGAGTTTCAGCTACGATAGTTACAGATGATGTAATTATCTCCGCAGAGGCCGGGGTTACCCCAGAGTCCGCAGACTCTACTGGTCAGACCACTACAGCGACTATATCCGGTGATGCTAACTTCACACCAGAATCTGCTGACGCAACTGGTGCTGTTACAACAGTCGATATCTCCATACCAAAAGACGTACCTGTCGATGGAGTACAGGCAACCGGACAAGTAGAAACGGTAACGCTTAGTGGTATCGCAAACTTTGAACTTGCGAGTGTCAGTGCAACAGGTAATGTAGATCCTGACGTAGTCATTGAAGGTGATGCACTACATTCTATTACATCAGTCCAAGGTGTCACAGCCAATGGTGGAATAGGTGATGTAGTAGCCGAAGCTAATATTGATAGCGTCGATGGTGTAGAAGCTACAGGTGAAGTAACTACAGCTACTGTTCAAGCTAACGCAATTGCTGAACCTGAAAGTGCTGAAGCAACTGGTACTGTTGATGACGTTGATGTCAGCACTGAGAATGTCATATTAGTAGACTTCGTAACAGGCACAGTTACAGCGAATACAGTTACAGTTTCTGGCGATGCTAATTCTGAGATTAGTTCAACTGAAGGGACTGGACAGGTAACAGTACCAGATGTTGCTGGAAATGCGGGTTTTGAAATAACTTCTGTATCAGCAACCTCTGCAGTTACAACTGCTGGAACTTCCACTGTTATATTTGACTATCCCGCTCAAGCTGAAAATTATAGTAGAAAGCGTACAGTGTACCTACCACGGGCGGCCTAATGAGTCAGACAAGTCAAGAAAGAACAGTGTACGTGCCAGAAGAGGCAAGAACTATTTATATTGAAAGAGATTCTACCCCTGCGGATAGAACGATCTACGTTACAGAGGAATTCTAATGAGCTTTAGGTGGCCCAATAAAGATCCAGATGAGACCCTAGACTATAGCGTCGATTGGTCTCGCTACTTAGGTAGTGCGCAAATTGCCACTGTTACGTGGTTCGCTCAAAGTAAATCCTATAACACAAAAACTCAGATTGATGCGGGTGAAACTTTGGCTACAGCTAGTGGTAGTGCAACTACCGACACTATACAAAACGTGTCCCAGACTAATACTACGCAAGTAGCTACAATTAACATTGCTGGCGGCACACACAACGAAGAATACACATTTACTTGTCGCATGGCTGATTCTACTGGGAGTACATCAGAAAGAACAATCAAGCTAAAAGTGAAGGAGCGTTAACATGGCGTATGATTTCTTAGGGCTAGTTAACGATGTCAATACTCGTTTAAATGAAGTACAATTGACTTCCGATAATTTTAGTTCTGCCGCAGGATTTTATCAACAAGCAAAAGATGCTGTTAATTCTTCTGTGCGTTACATCAATCAATCTCATTTTCAGTGGCCTTTCAATCACGTAGAGCAAGAAGAAGACTTATCGACTGGGGTAACACGTTATGCATTGCCATCAGACTGCAAGACTGTTGACATGGATACGTTTCGCATTAAGCGAAATACAACATTAAATAATGAGACTGCCAAGCTTAGGATATTAAGCTATGAGGAGTACTTGGAAACGTATGTCGATCAAGAGTACAACGCCTCAGCCAACACTGGCGTTCCACGTTACGTTTTTCAAACTCCAAATTTTGAGTACGGTGTAACTCCACAGCCAGATAAAGATTACGAAATTGTCTACGAGTATTATAGATATCCTGTAGACATGATCGGTGCTACAGATGTACCCATTGTACCTGAAAGATTCCGTCACGTTATCATTGACGGTGCTATGTACTATGCGTATCTGTTTAGATCAAATACTCAAGATGCCACAGTGATTAAAGATAAGTTTGATGATGGCATATCTCAAATGCGTACGATGCTGATCAATAGAACTGATTATGTACGTTCTACTGCAATTAATAGATCTAGTTTGTTTGGATCGGTAACCGGAGTATCTGCCTAAAATGGCGTTAGATAACTGGCAAAGTTTTGCGTTTGAGTTCCAAGGTGGATTGGTTACTAACCTGTCGCCCCTTCAGCATGGTGTCAAACTTCCCGGATCGGCGAGAATACTAAGAAACTTTGAGCCATCTATTGATGGTGGTTTTAAGCGCATTGAAGGTTACTTAAAATTTGATTCCGCTCAGTTAGCTGGAAGTGGGCTTGTCAGAGGCATTGCAGTATTTTCAGGCAATGTTGTTGTCGCTAGAAATGAGCATGTCTACATATCTTCAGGCTCTGGCTGGACACAATTAACAGATAACGCAACGTATTCCTCTACTGGTGTTACCCTTGGCGGAAGCGGTAATGTCAGATTTGCTGAGCACATGTTTGGTGGAACAAAGACTCTGATCATTGTAGATGGTGCCAGTAAGCCATTTAAATTTGACAATTCAACTTTTGTGAGTATAACTAGTGCAACCGGAGATGTAGAAGATTCTACCTTTGTTGTAGAGCACCAAGATCATTTATTTTTCGCTAAAAACAATACGTTAATTTACACTGCTCCTTTATCAGATACAGATTTTACAGCGGCCAGTGGTTCAGGTATCATTTCGTTTAAGAACAACATAACAGGACTTGTATCTTTCCGTAACCAACTTGTCGTGTTTACTCCAAAATCTATTGATGTTATTTCAGGGACATCCTTTGCTGACTTTGTGAAAAGTAATGTAACGAATGATGTAGGGGCAGTCAAAGAGGACACAGTACAAGAGATTGGTGGAGACATTATGTTCCTTGGTCCGGATGGATTAAGACTGTTTTCTGCGACTGATAGAATTAATGACTTTGGTTTAGGTGTTGTGTCTAAGCCAATTCAGAATGAGCTAACTAATCTTCTTACACGATGCACTAGCTTTTCTAGCGTAGTAATCCGTGAGAAATCTCAGTACCGCCTTTTAGGATTTAACTCCAGTTTTACGGATGCATCAGCCTTGGGCGTTTTGGGTACTCAGTTTTCTCAGCAGGGCGGGGAAGATATAGGCTGGGCTGAGACACGAGGGATAAATGCTTACGTGTCCGCCAGTAATCGTGATGAGACACAAGAGATTGTTGTGTTTGCAAATGATGACGGGTACGTATACCGAATGGAAGAAGGATCTTCCTTTGACGGGGATAACATTGTTGCAACATTTGCTACCCCGTTTGTGTACATTAATGATCCACAGATCCGCAAGTCATTCTACAAGTTAAACATCTATACTGACCCACAGGGTTCATTTGAATCTGTTGTTAACTTAAAACTTGACTTCGACACAGAAGGAACTGTACAGCCTCCTGAAATTGAATTTAGTAATATCACGAACACAGTTAGTTTGTACGGGGTTTCTACTTATGGTAGTGGATCTTTTGGTGGCAAACTTAAAAAGATTTTTTCTACTCAGACTGTTGGATCTGGATTCAACGTCTCTTTGGAATTTGTGTCTGATTCACAGACACCTCCATTTTCACTTGATGCGGCTACTCTAGAGTTCGCAACCCACGGGAGAAGGTAAACTATGGGTACTGGCTACGTCCGTAACGATACGGCAAACAACATTGCAGATGGAAACGTCATCAATGCATCGGATCTTGACGGAGAGTTTGATGCCATCCAGTCGGCGTTTAATGCGTCTACGGGGCACTCACACGACGGCTCATCAGGAGAAGGTCCACAGATAGATACTGCAGGTATCGCAGATGATGCTGTAACTGGGGCTAAGATTGATTCCACGACATCTATTACTGCGGCAGGGTTCACTGGACCATTAACAGGTAATGTTACAGGTAACGTGACTGGTAATGTAACTGGTGCTGTGACTGGAAATGCCAGTACAGCAACAGCTTTGCAGACAGCTAGAACGATTGCTGGTCAGTCGTTTGATGGAACTGCAAATATTTCAATTGCGCCAACTGATTTGACCAGTGTTACCGCTACAGCCTCTGAGATTAACATCTTAGATGGTGCGACTGTAACTACCACCGAATTAAATATCATTGATGGTGGTACGCTTGCTACTTCTACTACATTGGCTGACGCAGACCGTGTTGTACTTAACGATGCGGGTACAATGAAGCAAGTTGCCATGACGGATCTAAATACTTACTTTGAAGGTAAGATGGATACGTTAGCTGGTTTGACCTCTACAGTAGCGGAACTTAATAAACTAGATGGTTACACAGGTAGTGTTACAGAACTTAATTACTTAAAAACTCTATACGACAGTGGTGTAACATCTGCAGAGTTTGACAAACTGGATGGTTTAACTGCTACAGCAACTGAGCTTAATATACTTGATGGTGTAACAGCAACAACTGCAGAACTTAACTACACAGATGGTGTTACTTCAAATATTCAAACGCAGTTAAATGCTAAAGCAGGAAGTCTTTCTGATCTAAGTGTTACCGCCACAGCTACAGAACTTAACAAGCTAGATGGCTACACAGGTAGCACAGCAGAGTTAAACATCCTAGACGGTGTAACAGCCACCACTGCTGAACTAAACCTCATGGATGGCGTAACAGCCACCACCGCAGAACTGAACTACGTTGATGGTGTAACATCTAACATCCAAACACAGCTAAACTCTAAGGGTAGCGTAAGCACTCTTTCTGACTTAGGTGTGACTGCTACTGCGGCTGAATTGAACAAGCTTGATAATGTAACCTCAAGTGCTACTGAGTTCAATGTTCTCGACGGTGACACCACTGCTACCTCAACGACTCTTGTAGATGCCGATAGAACAATCGTCAACGATGCGGGTGTCATGAAGCAAGTTGCCATGACAGATGTTAAGACTTACACCAACAATGGTGTGCTTCTATCCTCTGCGATTGGATCTACCGTCCAAGCCCACGACGCTGACACAGCCAAGACTGACGTAGCGCAGAGCTTCACTGCTTCACAGCGTGGCACTGTGACTGCCGACAATGACGGTAGCTTTGATCTCAACGCAAGTAACTACTTCACTTGCACACCAACAGGTGCGGTTGACCTAGCATTCACCAATGAGACAACAGGGCAGACAGGCATGATCTTGCTTGTGAATACAACACCACAGGTTATCACTGTGGCGGCTGACGTATTCTTGTCCGATGCTGACCTCACAACCATCAATGTCGCAGGGACGTACCTCATGTCGTACTACTGCCCAGATGGAACCAACGTCTACCTGTCAGCGACACCGGCTCTTACTGAAGGTTCATAACTTATGGCGATCATTCAAGGTCACGCAATGCAATCCTCTTCACGGGGATTTTACCCAAAGACGCTTAACGGATCATTGCGGTTCAATGATGATGACGGGGCATACTTGGAGTGGACTCCTTCATCAGAAGGTAGTCGTACTACGTGGACTTGGAGTGCGTGGGTTAAGCGTTGCAATATTGGTTCTGGTCAAACATTGTTTTCTTGCCACACAGGATCATCAACTGCGGCGGCCTTCCAGTTCATGTTTGACTCTGGTGATAACCTAAACATCAACGGTTACACCACTACGTTTAGAGACACTTCTGCGGTCTACCGTGACCCCTCTGCGTGGTATCACATCGTACTTGCAGTAGACACAACGCAATCAACTGCATCCGACAGAATTAAACTGTACGTAAATGGTGAGCAAGTTACATCCTTTGCAACCTCTAACGATTTCTCAGCAAGTGCTAGTACAGGTATCAATCAGGCATCTCGACATACCATCGGTGCGTATGACAATGGCTTAGGTGACGATCTTGATGCATATATGGCCGAAGTATTCTTCATTGACGGCACAGCCCATGACGCTGACGCTTTCGGTGAAACCAAGAACGGCGTATGGGTTCCTAAGAACGTCACCTCCACAGACTTCACAATGGGTACAAATGGCTTCCACCTGACCTTTGAGGATGATGCAGAGGTTGAGGCGTTCAATACTGTTTTGTATCGGGGTAATGGCACAACAAACACAAGTATTACCGGAACAGGTTTTACACCAGACCTTGTGTGGATTAAAGAGCGCACAGAAACTCGTAGCCATCATTTATTTGATTCAGTACGCAGAGAACGCAGACTATATCCAGACCAAACTTGGGTAGAAGACACGGCTACCGATACTAAACTTCTTTCGTATGATTCTGATGGGTTTACTATTACCCAAGGCGATAACTTAAATAAATCCGCTCAAAACTACGTTGCATGGTGTTGGGACGCAGGAGCTAACAACACAATCACAGGTCATTCATCTGTTACCTATACTGGTAATAGCAGTACGCAGACAATTAGTGGATTCCCGTTTAGTCCTGATTTAGTTTGGATTAAAAACAGATCTAGTAGTAGTTATGGACACCGATTAATTGATACCGTTCGTGGCGCAACTATTGCACAGCGTTCGCATACCGCCGCCGCAGATATTACTGAGACAACAGGTCTTACTTCATTCAACTCTAACGGTTTCATTTTAGGGTCGCAGGGCGATTACAATTACAGTGGACATAATTTCATAGCTTGGGGTTGGGACGCAGGAGACAGCGATCCTGTATCAAACACTGATGGGTCTACTACATCGACTGTGAAGGCTTCAACGACTAACGGCTTCAGTATTGTTCAGTATGAAGGCTCTGGTGCATCAGCAACTATCGGTCATGGATTAAGTTCAGCCCCTGACTTTATTATCAGCAAAAACATTGATACGACTAGCTCTTGGCCCTGTTATCACGTTTCAACGGGTGCGGATGTTCAGTTACTATTAAATAGTACAAACGGTACAAGTGCCGACACTAATGGTTTTTCTGATGTTCCAACATCTACGGTTATCAATGTTGGTTCTGGTGCGGCAATGGACACAAACCAAACAGGCACACACATCGCCTACTGTTGGCACGATGTAACTGGCAAGCAGAAGTTTGGCTCGTATACTGGTAACGGTTCTACAACTGGGCCTACCGTAACCACAGGATTTCGTCCGGGCTTTATACTAATTAAACAAACTGATGTAGCACGAGGGTGGTACATTTATGATGCAACCCGTGATTCTTTAGGCCCATTAAGTACGTACTTGCGAGCAGATTTAACCAACGCTGATGCTACTTTAGACACGATTCAACTTTCCGATACCGGGTTTCAACTCATTAGTGACAATGCTTCTTTTAACCAATCTAGTGGCACATACATCTACGCCGCTTTCGCAGGGTCTTACTCAGACTACATCACTGACTACAACACAGATGGCACTACTGACAGCCGTGTGAAGGCGAGTGATACCACTGGGTTCAGTATTGTTTCGTATACTGGTACAGGATCAGCGGCTACGGTAGGTCACGGTTTATCTACTGCCCCAAATATGGTAATTGTTAAGGATCGTGACAGTGGAACTAACTTCTGGGTTGTTGGGCATTCAAGTTTAAGTTTTACATCTGACAATTACTTGCGACTAAACGGCAATGGTGCGACTGAAGCGGGCGGAGGTGTGGCGTGGAATAACACAGCCCCAACATCAACTACTGTCAGCATAGGAAACTCTACTGTATTAAATGCAAGTGGTAATGACTACATCGCCTACTGTTGGTCTGAGAAGGCGGGGTATTCTAAGTTTTCTAGCTATGAAGGCAATAATACTGCAACTGGCCCGACAGTTACGACGACATTTAAACCCGCTTTGGTCATTATCAAAAACGCTGACGGCACCGGTAACTGGAATTTATTTGATAACACCAGAGCAACTTTCCCAGACAATGATCTAATCCTGAGAGCTAACTTATCTGCCGCTGAAGTTGACGGTTCAGCAGAAGGTGGTGATGCGTATGAGGTTGAATTCACAGATACTGGTTTTATTCCTAAGGCCTCTGGAGCATCTAGCCGTAGCCAAGTAAACGGCACAGGCACATACATCTACGCCGCCTTTGCAGACACACGGGAAGCGGCCTTCTGGCTAGATCAGTCTGGTAATGACAACGACTGGCAACCTGAAAACCTAGACCATAACGATACGGTGGCTGATAGTCCGACTGATAACTTTGCTACGTTGAATCCGCTTGTTGCAGGAAATGTCACTTTGTCTGATGGAAACCTAAAGTATCAACACACAGGTAGTTGGACAACAACAGAAGCGTACTCAACAATCGCAATACCGGAAGGGTCAAAGTTTTACTTTGAGGTTTTTCAAAATAGTGTGGGCGGGGCCGGTACTTATTGCGGGGTTGGTATCACCTCTAATACAACTACTTCAACGACCCCCTATAACGGAGTTGGTGGTTGGGTTTATTTAAATACTGGGGCTATAAATCACGATTCAACCACGTTATCTACTGAATCATCTTACACCACTGGAGATACTATTGCTGTGGCTGTGGACAGAGAAAATGGAACCGTTAAGTTTTACAAAGACAACACGTTGGAATACACCGTTTCAGATTCGGACATATCTACTGGAGATCTATTTTTTACAGTATTTGCGTACACGGGAACGATGACGACAAACTTCGGCCAACAACCATTCACATACGATCCACCGGAATAAGGAGATAATCTATGGCATATTTACCACTCAGCACAGCCAACCTACCCAATCCGGGCATTGATCCTGCGGCAGGAAAACTACCTGCGAAGTATTTCGACACTTTCCTCTACACAGGTAACGGTGCTGGATTACAGGTAGGGGATGTCATTAAGAAACCTGCTGATACAATTGATATTACTAATTCGTTGATCTTCAACCAACCTGATACGGCTTATCTGAACCGCACTCCTAGTGCAAGTACAGAAACAAACTCTGATACCACGTTCACGGTAAGCTGTTGGTTTAAGCCCACAAACAAAACGACTGATTTTCAAAATATTTGTTGTGCGGGAGACAGTGGGTCTTTAAATCGTACACTTCTTCGCTACAACTCATCAGCAGACGACAATAAATTACTCTTTCAGAACGATGGTGGATACTCATTAACGACTACGCAAGCTCTGCTAGATTATAGCCGTTGGTATCACATCGTAGTTGCTGTTGATACACGGTCATCTGTTACGCAAGCAGATCGTGTAAAGGTATGGGTTGATGGGATTTTACAAACCTTAACAGGTACACAAGCAGGTGCTGATGAAACCACACGATGGAATCAAAATAAACTTCATTACATCGGCAACGAAACTTACACTTCTGGCCGTAATTTTGATGGTTATTTGGCAGAGTTTCACAACGTAGACGGCACAGCTTATACAGCAAATGACTTTGGTACTTTTGACGCTAACGGCATTTGGATTCCACAGACTCCATCAGTAACTTATGGAGATAACGGCTTCTACCTAGACTTCTCTGACAACACAAGCACCACTACGCTTGGTGAAGATCAGACAGCGAACGGCAACGACTGGACACTGAACAACTTTGCAACGACAGATCAGGTGGATGATAGTCCGACTGATAATTGCGCTCTACATTTAGACTCTTCAACAGCAACAACACACACAATATCAGAGGGTAATTTAAAGACAACAAACACATCAGGAACACATGGCGGTGCAGTTTGCAATCGTGCGTATTTTTCTGGTAAGTGGTATCACGAAGTTAAAATCCTTGCTGAAACCAGTGACAAAGGACAAGGTGTAGGAATCGGCAATCGAGTCACACGAAGCACTACTGACTGGGGTAATTACGCTAACATCGTTGCTTATATGTCTGATGGGACAGTTCATACGGCAGGGGGGTATTCTGCGTTTGGTGACGCTCACAATACAAATGATATTATTGGTGTAGCTTATGACCACGATGCTAGGACTCTTGAGTTTTTCCATAATGGAACTTCTCAAGGGACACTTACAGAAAGTGATTTTCAGTCAACAATAGACTGGGATAATATTGCGCCTTTGGCATTTGGCCGCAACGTAACACAAGAGCTGAACTTTGGTCAGCGTACTTTAGTTCATACTCCACCTACTGATTACGTCACAATGACCGAAAACAACATCACAGTCGATGACCAGAACCTTGAGTCACCTGACTTGGTGTGGATTAAAGTTAGAGATTCCGCATATCATCATGCAATAGCGGACTCAGTTCGTGGAGTTACATCACAGCTTTCAACAAGTTCCACTAACGCTGAATCAACGCAAGCAGGAAGTGGGGTAGTATCTTTCAACAGGAATGGATTCACACTAGGTACCGAATCAGCAGGAACAGGTTCAACAAATACAGCGGGGCTTGACTACGTCGCATGGAACTGGAAAGCCAATGGTACTGGCGTAAGCAACACTGATGGCTCTATTACATCTACGGTGAGTGCGAATACAACGAGTGGGTTTAGTATTGTTACCTACACTGGTAATGGAACAACCAATGCAACTATTGGTCACGGTTTATCGCAAGCACCGGAAGTCGTTATTCAAAAAAATACAGGCACTGCCTCAACCCAGTGGCGAATTGACCATTTTCCTAGCAATGTTGAACTGTATTTTGATACTGGTGCAAACCAATCTGACTATTGGAATAATAGTGTAAGTAGTTCAGTTATCACTTTAAATAAAAGTGATAGCACGTATCAAAACTACAACAATAATACTTATGTAGCCTACTGTTTCCACTCAGTCGATGGATTCAGCAAGTTCGGCTCTTACATAGGCAACGGTAGTACTGATGGTACGTTTGTGTACACAGGGTTTAGACCTGCTTGGGTTATGATTCGTACCACTGGTAGCAGTGCGTGGTATATGGCTGACAACAAGAGAGATACATATAATGTAGCTGATGAGCTTTTGCAAGCCGATTCAAACGCCGCAACATTTGCGTATACGACGTTAGATATGACTTCCAACGGTTTTAAATTGAGAAACACCGGCACTGGAGTCAATGGATCAGGTAGCACATACATCTACATGGCGTTTGCCGAAACCCCATTCAAATATGCAACAGCGAGGTAATGCATAATGTGGACTTATTCAGGTCTTAGAGTACGAGAAGGCCGCATCTGGTCAGATAACACAGGCCGTAGATACCCTCCTCAGTGGTGGGGCGCAACAACCAACGATGAGAAGATTGCGTTGGGCTTGGTGTGGGTAGACGATCCTGTTCAGTACGATTCACGCTTCTACACAGGGAACGGTACGCCAAAAGCCTTGGACGACACAGGCAG